GTCGCCCGTCGTTAGGTCCGAGATCGGAACGATGCTCCCGGCCGTGGTCCCCACGCAGTAGGTCTGCCCGACCGTCAGCGTTGCGCCGGGTGTGAATGCATCGTCCTGCGACACGACGGCCACAGGCTGCCCGCTGGACGCGCCGTTAAGCGAAATCCCGATGCACGGGATCTTCGTCGCGTCGTTCGTGTCAGCGAGCTTCACCGTTGCTGTTGCGGTGTCGTAGTAAAGTGGCTGCCCGGCCGTGATCGTCGCGCCAGCCTTGTACTCGGTGGCCGAGTTGGGCAGCGTGGCGAGGACGGACGCGGCAGTGATTGAGAGTGCGGACATAGGTCAGGAGGCGAGGGCTGGTTCGGGCTCCGGCTTGCGCGCTGGAGCGTGCCCGCCGAGGTCGGGGATGGTCCCGTAGGCAAACGGGCCGATGTGCAAAACGTGCGCCGACGTATCGACCATCACGCGGTATCCGAGGGCGCGGACACGGCGGCAGAAATCGAAGTCTTCGTGCTCGAATTCGCCGAGGTCATTCACGCCGCACTTCCAGATTTCGAGAATCGGCTCAGGGCCGAAATTCGTGAACTCTTGCAACGTCTCGTGCGCGATGAGGTCTTCGATGATTTCGCGACTGACGCGGCAGAAGCCTCGACCGGCGGCGCGGAACTCCTTCAACCCCTTCCCCTTGTTGATGACGCATCCGATGTCATCGGGAAGGCCGACAACGCAGGCTTCCGGAGGGAACACCTTCTTGTGGTACCAACCCCAGACCGCGCCCATCTTGTCGAGGTTGTGCGACAGGAGCCGGTCCACCGCGTCACGCGTCACCTCTTGGTCCGCGTCGATGAGCAGCATCTCGTCGCAGTCCGTGTGATTGCGGAAAACGTGCGTCGCCCGATTGAGGACGTTCGCCGGGTGCGGGTCCGCGACGTTGATGATGACGAGGCTGACATCGCGCCCGAACAGAGCGCCCATGACGCTCGCCATGTATCGCGGATCAACCCCGCCGCCGTTCGAGCAAATCGGGAAGAAGATTTTGCGCATGTCAGGCTTTCTCGAACTGCGCCTTGAACTGCCCCGCGTCGCCTTCCCAGGTGAACCCGGGATGCACCTTTACCTCTACCATGTTCCCAGCGTCATCCTCTTCGAGGACGTATTCCGGCTCGCAGCGCAGGCGGTGCGTGTTGCCGCGAGGGTCGTCCTTGACGATGCACAGCGAGTAGTTGCAGCCGTCACCAGCGCGAGGCTGCTTGGCGTCCGGCACCTTGTGATAGGTGCCGGAGTATTCGGACGGGTCAGGAACGATTTCCGGCGTGTCGCCAGCAAAGGCGGTCGGGTTCTCGATTCGGGTTTTCGTGAGTGCGGGCTTGGCCATAGAATTGAAGGATGATTGCAAAGTAGATTAATCAGGAATACTGAGTCCCGATGAGGTCACCACCGGACGTGAGGCCGATGTAGGCGGTCGCCGTGGTGATGGCTCGAACCACGTTGCTCTTGCGAGTCTCGTCCCGGTAGGTCTCGACGCCGTAGCCGTTCGCAGCAGCGAAGTCCGCCCAGAAGAACATTCCGCCGATACCCGCGAGGGTGGACATTCCGTTTTCGTTGGTCGCGAAGTTGGAGCCGCACTTGCCCACCCAAATGTAGGTGTTCGCCCAAATCTTGGTGAAGCTCGGGGTCGCGCCGTCGTCGGCGGTGTTGTACCGGCCGTCCGCGATGAGAACCTGCTTGATGCCCTGGTCCGCGAAATACTGCTGAAAGAGCGCCGTGGTGACGGTGCCAGCGGCGACAGGCGAGAACCCGGAGCCCTGAGCGACCGCGCCCTTGACGTTGGTCGATTGCCGGATGCGCTGCCAGACCTGAAGCGGGATGATGATGGTGTCGGGCACTTCGCCCTTTTGCTTCACCCGCTCGATGCTCAGATTGATGTCCTCGATGGGCGTCATGGTCGCGAGATTGGCGGTCGTGTAGGCCGTCGCCGAGTTGGTCGCGCTGCCGAAATTGGTCGTATTAAAGATCGCTGCCGCACAGAGGTATTCGCTCGTAAGGTCGATCATGTCCGCAGCGCGCTGGGCGCCCACTGCCTCGGTCGAGAAGTACCCCGCGAAGTCGAGTTCGAGTTCGTCAGGGATAAGCACCTCCTGCCCGCGCTCTTCGAGCGTGAGCGTGGACTCGCCGAACGTCATGTTGACCCGCTCGAAGTTCGCGCCCGGCTGGCGCTTGAACTTGTCGCCCATGATGCGCAGGAGCGAGGCGTCCTTCACCAGCGCGGTGATGAGGTGGAGCGAACGCTTGTCCACCGGGTAGAGCGGGAGGACGAGCGGCCAGATGTTGCGGGCATTCACGCCCTGTCCGCCCACGATTACGGGGGCGAGTTCCTGGCGCGGGATTGCGGCCGTATTGTCGTATGCGGGCATGGTAAGAGAGTCGGTTCGAGTGGGGTTGCTGCGGTGGCTTACGAGGTCGTGATGACTTCCACCAGACCGCCAGAGCCGCTGACGAGGCTGCGGGCCACGCCGAGCAGGGTGGCAGAGGTCGAGGTGCTGGAGACGAGGCCGGAGGCCGCGGTGTAAACCGCGTCACCGATGGCGATTGCAGCCGCGGTGCTCTGGTAAATCTGCGTCCCCTGCGCGTTGAGCAGGCGAGCCGTGCCGGAGCCGGATGCGGCGATGGTGTATTGCGTCACGCACTCGCCCTTCACGCCGATTGCGGCGGCGGAGTAGGTGCCAGCGGAGCCGAGGGTCAGGCGGGTTCCGCGCGCAGCGGAAGCGGCCGAGGAAAGAGTGACCGAGACATCCGGTCCTTCGAGAATAGAGAGGTCAGCCATAGGAGTGGTTCGTCAGGTTGGGATTTCGGTCAGGCGCGGACGCGGAAGAGCTTCTTGTCAGCGGATGCGACGTGCTCGTTGTAGAGTTCGGGAAACTGGCGAACGGCCATAGCGAACGCGCCCTTGATGCCCGCGGCGGTCAGTTCCTCGACCTTGGCGGAGAAGCCCGTCTTTCCCGCAACTCCGCTCTTCTGCGGATTGGCGGGAGCGGGTTGGCGGCCCGTGGTCTTCGCGGCGAACTCCTCGACGGCCTTGGTGGCGGCGAGCGTTGCAGCGGCGGCGACATCGGCGGCAGAGAGGCCGACGGCGGCTGCGCCGATGGTAGGCTTGACGCGCGAGGCGAAGTAAGCGGCGCGGTCCTTGGCGCTCATGCCCTCGACCTTTTCCTTGTCGGCGGGGTCGCAGGCGGCGTATTCCTCGGGCGACATGTCGCCCTCCGCTTCGGCAGGCTTGAGGATTGCGGCGATGGCCTGCGCGAGGGTTGCGATATCTTCGGGAGTCATGGCAGATTCAGTGATGGCGGCGGGTTGGTTATTTTCGGAAACAGCGTCAAATTCTTTTTTGTCGCCGACCCGGAAGAGGCCGACGTTCGCGGCCGGGCGGTCAACAACGGTGACCGCGAGCAGCTTCTCGCAGCGGGCAAAGGCGACGCCCCCGCGCTCCTCCTGCGAAATCATGAAATCGATGCTGAGCCCGAAGTTGCCGGGCATCGTCGCGGCCAATTCGACCAAGTAATCCTTGTGCTCGTAGCTGTTCAGGAGGTGCGCGTCTGCGACCACCGACTTGCCCTCAATGCGGAAGTTCTTCGCCGCCCCGACGAGGCTCCCGTCGCCGTGGTTGAACGTGCCCGGGTTGAACTTGATGGGGAGTCCCTGCTCGCCGAAGCCGTGCGCCAGCTCCAGCACTTGCGAGAGCATCGTAGCGTCAATCTGGACTTCGTGGCCCTGCGCTTCACCCTCGCTGATAATCTTGACGCCGCGGATTATTCCCGCGGCAGCGTCAACGCCCGCTCCGCCTAGCGGGGACGTGGCTCGAAATTGCGCAATGGTCGGCATTTTCGCCGACTGGACATTTTCGGGGGATGCGTCAAATTGGAGACGCTTTGCGTTGAACCAGACGAGCGTGCTGGCGGCCTTCGGGTCGGAGTTTTAACCGGCTAGTGGAGCGATACCACCGCGCAGAGTCGTAAGCCGTCCGCGTGAGTGGCGGCGTCAATTCCTCCCCGCAGGCATCAAAACCCCATCCGAGCTTGCCCCGCGCGAAAGCTCGTCCTCGCTCTTCGCGTCCGCAGCGGTAATCTGCGCGGCCACGCCTCCGGTGCCTGCACTGGCGTTCTGGTTTCGGAGCAGGAGCGACAGAACAAGGTCGAAGTCTGCGCCCGTTTCCTTCGCGATTTTCTGCGCGTTCTGGATGGTGCGCGTGACCTCGCGGCGGCGGACGGAATCAACCTCGTCGCCGTCGAAGCCGAACTGCGCGGAAACGTCGGTCCGGGTGCGGATGCCTTCCGCGATCTCGTTTAGCGCGGACGCGGAGTCATAGCCCGCATCAATGGAAAGGCGCGAAGGCCCGAGCCAGCGCCCGCGGTTCCACCCGGGATGATAGGGGATGGCCTTCTCAACGAAGATGCCGTTGCGCAGTATGGCGTTTCCGCTCGGGGAGAGGAAACGCTCGTCAAACATCTGGAACCAGTCTTGAATGGTCCGATCAGCCTGCGCGCCAGCGAAGCGGACGCCAGGGCCGCCGCCGTCGCCGTCATAGACGAAGATGTAGGGGAGGCCGACCGACAGCGCGATGTTGCGGACCACGTTCAGCCACATGGCTTGCACGTTCGCCGAGGGCCGCTCGTTCTTGAACATCTCGACGCGCTCCCCGGTGCCTAGGGCGGAAACAACCCCGGGCGTGACCTTGAAGGTCGATTGCGACTGACCAAGCGGATTGGTCCGGTCGTCAAACACTCCGACCGGAGGAATGCTCTTATCGTCGGTGTAGAAAACGCCCGACTGCGCCGCGGCCCACTGCTGCGCTTGCAGCTCGTAGCGGCGAATCATGTCCAAATAATACACGTCATCGATGGCCGTTTTGAACGCCGTCGTGCCCTTGTATTGGTCGAACCCGCCCGAGCCGGGGCGGAAGATGTGCATGAACTCCTGTCCGCCGGCGAGGTTGTACTTCGGGATGTTCTCCGCGAAACGATACATGCCGCCCACCCTGTCCCGGTCGTAGATGTCGAAGGATACCTCGCGCCCGAGTTAATCGATGTGGACGCCGTTGACCACGAACTGCTGCGCGCCCGTGTAGTAGGGATTACCAATGCGGTCGTATTCGATGCCGCGGAGGTAAATGTGCGGGTGCGTCGGGTCCGGCCGGATGATGTCGAACCCGGCGCCGCCCTTCACGATGCAGCCCCGCATCGCGATTTGCGCCATTTCGCGGAAACAGTACCGGCCCGTGATGTCGATGCTCGTCCCGAGGCGTTCGCGCATGTACGCCTCGTGCTCGTCGTTTACAGCGTCGTCTCCACTGCGCGCCTGCCAGCGCAGGTTCCCAAAGGTGTAAACGCCGAACTTGTCGGTGATGGACGAGGCCAAGCCTGAATTGTCGATCAGGTTCAGCGCGTTCAGCATCAACTGGACCTGCTCGCGGTTCGTCCGCAGAACCTCGCCGACTTGGCCGACCTGCGTGTTCGGCCGCCCGTCGTTCGCGTAGGCTCCCAGCGCGGAAAACCCGGTGATGCGGCGGCGCGCGGCCATTCGGTTTGCCGCGGCCCGGGGCGCGAAGGTCTCAATCGCGCGGTCGATGAAATTGGCGAGTTTCGATGCCATGTTACGTGAAGTAGGGGCGGACGATGGGATAGGCCCGACGCTGTGCGGTTCCGCTCAAGAGCGCGATGGCTGCGCCGATTTCTCCCAGCGTCGTCTTGGCCTCGTTCAGAGTTGCGCGTGTGACGCTGATGCCGTTCAGGCTGTACGACTGATGCCCCTCGCCGATGGCCGTGATGCACGCGAGGTAGGTTGCCCGCAATGCGGCCAACTCCCCGAGAGTGAGATACGTGAAGGCGTTAATTGCCACGGTAGCCGCGTGGCGTTTTTCGGGGAGGGCGTCAAACTGGCGGGCCTACGGCGCGAATCTGTCCCCCATGCGGATGGACTTCATTCGCTCAGATGGAACGGACCACTCAGAACACCGCTCGCCATTGGAGATGGTCACGACGCCATGCGCCGGGCGAACAATCTTCCCGATAATTCGAGTCGGCTCAGAACGCAGCGCGACCACTGTTCCGACCGTTACCCTGTTGCCGTCCTCTACAATCGCGTATCCGACTAGGACGGCCAAGGCGACGAGCATTGCGACGGAAAGCCACATTGCCGCGCGCTCGAAGAATGTATCTAGATCCATAGTGCTATGCCTCCTCCTTCGTTCCAGCCTCCGCGCCAGCAGCCGGGGCCAGCGAAATCCTTTCGTCCATCATCGCCGCGACCGTGAGCATCTGTTCAACGTCCGTTGCATGGTTCGCCTTTTGCCCGTGCGTCCATCCCCATTCCTCGCGGCCCGTCGTCCTTGAATACCGTTTCCTTTTGAACTCGACTGCCGTCTGCGCGCGATACCAGAGCGGAACGTCGCTCGGGTGCTGGTAACCGTCGCCCTTTTGCCAGTTGAAGTGCCAGAAGTCCTTGATGATGGGGTTGCTCCAGTAGTAATACGGGCACCGCTGCATTGGACCCGCGCGGCCCTGCGTCGCGTGGCCTACCTGCGGCGGCGAGAAGGGGAGGCGGACGGGCTTCTCCGCGATGAGCCGAAATGGCAAACCCTGGCGCTTCGCCACGTTGAACGGGTGAAACGGGCTCTTGATGTCGTGCGGCCAGCCTTTGGCGGTCTCGTCACCCACGAACGCTTGCCAGCCGTATTGCGCGCACCGCATCTGCACCATTTTCGTGAAGTGGGCGCAGTCCAGAAACACGCGCGAGGGGCGAACGTCGAGAGCTTCGCGGAGTTCTTCGAGCTGCTCGTAGGTCGTCAGCTTGTGCTCGCCCTCCGACCCGCCCCAGCAGCCGACAAGGCGGGAAGTGCCATCGGCGGCAAAGGCGCGGCACCCGGCCCAAAAGTGACCGTCCTGCACGTCGGCGACAAAGAAGCGGGTCAACTCCTGCCAGCCGTCCGGCCAGTCGCCGGGCTTGCGAATCCACCAGCCGGGCCGCCACTCAGTTAGGCCAGCCGCGGGGCCGGTCATGCGGTAGGGGCCGGTTCGCTTACCTGACGCCTCCGCGGATTCCTCGCGCGGGGATTCGTCCCAGGCTTCGGCGAGGCGCTCCATGATGTAGTTCTTCCGAAGCTCCATCGCTCCGCCCTTCGCGGCCCGCGCCGAGGTCAGCCACTCCTGAATCAGGTCACCCCACGAAATCCAGTGAATCGCGAGAGCGTTGATGTGGTAGCCGTGATGGGTCGCGCTCGCGTTCGGATTGGTCTGGACGTAGTAGCCCGAGTCCCGCAGCCAGGTCCGCGTCTCCGGTGTGTCGCGCCACTGCGCTTCGCAATGCGCGCAGGAGTAGCGGACTGAGTTCCGAACCTCGTTCATCTTGAACCCGCCGTCCGTGTCGATGGTCTTCTCTGACCGCTCGAAGCCGAGGCGGCGGTTCTCCATGATCTGCGGAGCTTTGCACTCAGGACAGCAGACATGCCACTCATGTCGGGTCGATGCCTCCCATTCCTCCGTCGTCTCATCGCCCGAGATTGCCCCGGTTGTCAGGTCGAGGATCTTGTACCCGGAAACCGCGTTCACCCGCTTCTTAAAAGCGGTCATCATCCCCGGCTCCCATAGGTGGGTTTCCTCGCGGATGAGATGCTTAATGCGCTTCGAACGTGCGTTGTTCTTGTTCGCGCCCAACGCGTAGAGCGTCGCCCGCGGGAACTGAACCTTAGCGATTCGCTTCTTGCTCCGGTCCAGCGGCATCACTGATGCGAGCACGTGGTTCGCGAGGAACATGGGGAACATCCGATCCTCCATCACGTCCTTGGCCGCATCGTCGTCCTGGCACACGTAGTAGATCAGGCCGGAGTCGTTCTTGACCACATACCCCATGTAGATTTCCCCGAGCAGGGACTTCGCGCAGCCCGCGGGGCCAATGAAGGTGACTTGCCGCACCTCGGGGTCAACCAGCGCGTCAGCGGGGGCGCGCAGCCACGGGGCCTCCTCCGGCTCGAATCGGTCCGCCCGCGTGCTCTGAGGCAGCGCAAGGGAGCGCGCCCACTCGGACAGGCTGCCAGCGAATGGGGCAGACCAGTGGGAGCGGAAGGCGGAGTCGAGGCGGGGGGCAGCGGTCATTTTCTTTCCGCTACCAGTGCGACCACGAAGCAGAACGCGAGTATGGCCACCAGAAGTAATACGCTAATCCAGATAGGAGACAGAACCCACCACCAAGGCCAGTCAATGTGCCCGGTGAGTTTCAGCGCGACGAAAAGTACTAAGAACGGCCCCGGCAGGCCGGACATGCACCCGCGTGAAGAATTTGAGGTTTGGCTCATAACTGTAGGATTTCACTCTGCTGCACTATCCGGCAGGCATTTCGCCTTCCGGGTCGAAAGGTTGCGGCATCGGTCCGCAAAGAGCTTGTCGCAGATTTTGCGGATTGCGCCCGAGTTCTTACCCTCGCACAGGGAAGGGATTGTGAGTTGGTAGTCCTTCTCGAATTCGGAGCGGACGGCGGCGAAGTGCTCGTTGACTAGGGAGATTGCGAGCGGTGCGGGGATAAGGTCGCCTTCGTCGATCTCCTTCGCGCGCTGTAAGGCGTCGGCTTCGAGTTTGGTTTTGCGGAGTTTTTCGGCGGCGATGCTCTCCCCATCCGCCTTGCTCTTGAATTTGATGTAGCCTTGGACGCATCCGACGAGATCGTATCTGTTCGCGATGGGTTTGGGCACATGTCCCTCTTCTGCCAGCTGCGCGAGGTGACGGGCGGAAACCATCAACAGGTCGGCGATGATCTTAGCTGGGTATGAGGATGCGGCTTCGTCACTCATGAGCGGCGGTCTCGGCGATGGCCCCCTGCATCCATTCGCGATGGAACTCGAAGAGCGGGCCGGAGTTTGAAAGGGTGAACTGCTCTAGGTTGTTGCAGCTTCGGAGATTGGCGCTGCTCTCGATGACGTAGCGGGCGCGGTCAATGGCGAGGCATTGCACCTTTGCGTGCGACCGCGTGCAGATGATGGTCTGGCCACGCTGGCCGAGCGCCTTGGTCGCGTTGTCGAAGGTCTGAGGGTCGGAGCTTTTGAAGTAGTGCGAGCAAATGAGCGAAAC